AAGCTTGGTCTCTTCTTCAAAGGAACGCTCGGAGGTCTCAGTCTCGTAGATCTCCTTGTGCTCCTCACCATATTGCTTGTACTCAAGACCGAACAGGGCGTTCAAGCCCGGCAGGAGTTCCTTGAGTAATTGTGCACGTGAAATAGCCATGTCTTAGAACTCCCCTATTAAACGCCAGTCGGGTTGTTGTAAGCGTGACCGCCTTCAATCACACCAGAGTTCACGTAAGCTGCATTGAACTTAACGATGACTTCGGGGTAATAGACAGTACCGCTCGAAACGAACGCCGTGTCCTCAACCACATCAACGATGCGGATCGGCAACGACAAGGTGGTGCTAGCCGACGATACGAGGAGACCCTGTTGGGAATCGTTCGTAACCGTGTTCAGCGTATTCGCAACGAGAGCAACGTTGTTGCCAACATTCGAGTACGTGAAACCGCCCGTGGTCGAAACAACGAGCGAAGCCGTCACACCAACAGCCTTGAACAGGGTGTCCGGATCGTCAGCCACGTACGCAACGATGTACGTACCAGCCTTAACCGCAGTACCCGAAATCCAAGCCTGTGAGTAGGTCGGCTGACCCGTCACAGAGGACACGTAGTTGCAACCCAAGAACACACCGGCAAAACCGGTGACAGGGGCGGCAATCGTGGCCGTGGTTACTTCAACGGTGCCGTCCGAAGCAAATTGCAGCGGGTCGCCATAACCGATGCTCGAAGCACCAGAAGCAATACGACGCTGACGAGTTGCACCGGCAAACACCTGCCCACCGATCAGATTGATCGGCTTCAAGCCATAAGGCTTGTCAACGGAAGGATAAGCCATTTGTTACTCCAAAATAAGTTATTTGCCCTTGCCAAACGAGACCGTAGTCTTTCTCTCGTTAAAGAGCGGCATACGCTCATCGTTTAGCCTCATAAAATTGTTGTCTACAGACTGCATCTGAGACTGAGCTTGGCGGGCGTAATAGTCATCACGCTGCTTCATCAGTTCAGCCGGAGCCTTACAGAGCAACAATCCACCGATCTCAATGTTGTCTTTAAAACGCCCATTAGGATCAGCTTGCATCATCAATGTGGGTTGTTCAGAAGCCTTAACCGGCTCCCAACCTTCCCGAAACTTTGCAGACGTATTAGAGGGATCTGCTTGACCCATAATACTTGTCCGGATCCAGCGGAACACCCAACCCTCTTGCGGCTCCGGTTCAGGGAGCGTTTGGGGAGGAGTCCACGCCATTTTGCGTTGCGCTGACTCTCGATTTTCAACTTCACGAGTCAATCTATTCTCAGCCATTGTCATTCTCCAGTTTCATAAGTTCACGTGCGTACTGTTCATTGCTCAGTCCAAGTCTCTTGGCTATTGCAACTTGAGTCGGTGTCAGGCGGACCTGACGCGGCGCGGTTCCCCGCGTAACTGGGGCCACAACAGTAGCTGGCTTGTTAGTGCGAGCAGGCTTTTGGGCTTGCTTCGTTTGAGGCTGTTCATCCTCTTCGGCATCGTCAAATGCCTCGGGGAATCTTTTCCTCATATTTTCATCGACTCGGCGGTAATACTCGTCTGTACTCGGGTCTACGCCGCTCCGGACCAGTTTTTCGTGCAGGCCGAGTGCGAGGGCGGTCATCTCCTCGTCAGCACCAAACCAAGTGTTTTTCTCTTGCCACGCTTTAGCCCTTGGATCGGGCTGCGGTACAGGAGCAGCTTGGGGTGTCGTTACCTGTTGATTCTGTTCTACTCTTTCGTCTTCGCGTTGTAAAGAGGGTTTTATACGAGAGAGGTTTTGGAGCTTTAGCTTTGCGTCTGTCAGGGCTTCCTGAGCATTAGCAATTAACTCTGCATCTCCAGCCTCGTAAGCCTGCTTAAGTTTATCTTTAGAGACGGCCAAATCATTATTGGCTGACTTCTCTGCCTCTTTAATAAACGCCTGCTCGTTGTGTCCAAGCCGCTGCTTAAGAGTTTTAATCTCTTGCTCACGGATCTGGGCAAACTTAAGAGCTTCTTCTCGCTCTCGCAGGGCACGCTCTTTCTCACGACGCTCGTCGTGCCAGACCTTTTTCATCTGGGAGAGACGCTTCTTGACTTTCTCGGAGTACTCCTCAAGGTCGTCATTATCAAGCTCGTTCACTACCTCCTTGGGTAGCGGCTTACGGCCCCGGTCTTCTGGCGGGGTGTCATCCTCAATCTCTATCTCAATTTCATCCGTAACGTTTTGATTAGCCTCGGCTTTTTGTCCAGCCTCCGCCTCAATCTCGTCCGGGAACTTAAATTCGGTTTGATCATTAGCCATAATGTTTTACCTCACACGCGACGAATGCCACGGGGATCGTCTACAACTGCTTCCACCGTGTCGTCGTTGATGATGCGGAACTCTCGTCCGTGGATGACCAACCGGGTACCGGCATAGGGTCGGGTCAACACAAAGTCGCCCTCCTTACACCACGGGCCAGTCGGAAAGCGGTCCTTATCTTGGTAGCAAAGGTTGCCCATCTTGATGACGAACAGGACGACCGTAGTCATCTCTTCCGTCCTCTTGGTGTCCTCAGCCTTGATGATGCCGCCTTCGTACTCCTCCTCTACGTGCGGAACCGCACAGAGGATTCGATACCCCTTCGGGTCTGGCAGTTGAGAGGCTTTCTTTGCCTCCTCCTGCGTCTTTTCAATATCAATATTACTCATCGTCGCGCTCCAAGCGTTTTGCAAGGTCTTTGATGTAGCCGGTTGCAAGGTCAAGACCCTGAAGTGCTCCACACAACCGTTTGTACTCACCTTCATCCAATTTGCCTTGGATGAGGCTTTCTATGATCAACGTGCGCTCCTCCTTGAGTTTGGCCTCAAGGTATTCCAGAGCGTTGCTATACGCCATTTACCTATCCTCACTTACCTCCCGGACCGGGAATCTTTCTCGACCGTGGGCTAGTCGCCATCGGGTTGACGCTGCGTTGCGAGGACTGATCTTGTGCCTTCGCAATCTCAACGCCGAGTCTCGTACCCTCAAGCTGCTGCCGGTTCGATTCTTGCGCCTTGTGCTTCTCGATATCCGCACCAAGTCGTGCTGCATCAAGCTGCTGCCGACCAGAGATCTCGGCCTCGCGTAGGCGAAGCTCGTCTTCCTTGGCGGCTGCGTCGATGATGTTTTTCTCTTGTTTGAGACGCAGTTCTTCCTGCTTTACCTGCATCTCCATCTGCGCCTTCATCTGCTTGGTCTGAGCCTCCATCTGCTTGATCTGGAGGTCCATCATCTGCATCTGAACAAGCGGGTCTTGCTGTTGTTGAGCAATCTGCTGCGCCTGCATCTCGGCCTGATCCTTCTGAAAGAGGCGTTGCGCTGCAACGGCGCTGATCTGCGACACCTGAATCTCCAACTCTGGAGGCATGTCGTATTCTTCGTTGTCGTCTTGCGGCAGGGGCGGCAGGGCCACACCAAGCTGTTTCTCGATCTCTCGGCGGTACTGGAACGCCAAGTGCTCCATGATGTGCGACTGGAGTGCAGCGTTGATCTGCTGCCCCATCGGGTTTTGACCAATAAGCTGAGCCATCTTCGGATCACTGCCAAACGCCATGTGAACCTGAATGTGCGCTTCGTGGTCTTGGTACATAAACGCCTTGAGCGGATTACCCGTCATTGCGTCCATATTCTCCGTGACCGGATCGCGTGGCTTCTGATCGTCCGGCATCGGCACCAACTTCTCCGCATTCCTAACACCCAACACCTCGATCATCTGACGATGTAGGAGCGGGAGGTTGTATAACTGCGGGGCTTGTTGAGCCAACTGCATCACGGCTTGGTACTGAACCACCTTCTGCGACATCGTTGCCGCGTTCGGATCACTGACCGGGATGACATCTACATCGTCATAGTCGGACTTCTTAGCTTTACGCGAACCGACTTCAGGCTCGTATGAATACTCTTCCGGTGTGTAGTCTCGGATGATCGCAGCAAGCAGTTTGAACTCCTGCTTCATCGCGTAGTAGATGCGGGCTTGAACAGCCGACATCACCTTCAGAACGCGCTCCAAGATGGCTAGTGTGGTACCGACCGGCGCTTGGCTCGACATATCGCTGACTTTGAGATCCGATACCGCAGCAAAACGGCGTCCTTCTTCAACGATCTTATCGAGCATCAAAGCCAAAACTTGGCTCGGCTCTTTGTACGGCAAGGGGAGAATGTTGTCCCGCACCGCACCACTTGGAATATCTACGTCTCGCCACTCACCCGGAGCGATTGGAGTATCGTCTCCCTTAATTCGTAGTCCTCTAGATTTGAGTCCTCCGGGAAGATTACTGAGGGTTCCGGCGTCCACCAGTTGTCGAAGGAGGGACGTTGCAGCTTTACTGTGTCCCCCGATAAGGTGAATAAGGCCGAAGTAGTAAAATCCAAATCCGGGGATATATCCGTAATGGACAAAGTGCTGTCGTTTGGCTTTGAGTTCATCGTCTTCTCTCCAGTTCCTGCGAATTGCTAGAACTGTTCCCGTTCCCTTCTCAATCGTCACCACGTAGGGGAGAGCGATCCCGGTCTCGTGGTTCTCATCATCCACATCCGGATAACCCGGCAGATCAATGTTCACGTGCATCTCAAGCAACTGGAACCTATCGTCCATGCTTGCACTGAAGCCTTGATCCTCAGCCTTCTGCTTCTCCACCTCGTCCATGACGCGAACCGGTTCACCCAAGTCCACATCACGATAGAACCCAGCGTACTGAAGCTTGGCTAACTCATTCTTAGTCTTACGCATCCGGTGCGTAACACGCTCAGCCGTCTCAAGGTTCGCAGCACCGTAGGGCACCACGATATCTTCAGCCGGGATATACACAGCAGTCTGGCGACCCAACGACGGATCGAAGTACACCTTCTTAAAGGCGTTACCCGCCAAGGCCATCGACAGCAGCATCCGCTCGTGTTCCGGGCGGTACTCCTTCATTACCTCGGTGAGTTGGAAATTCATGTCATCAACGACACGAACAGCAGACTCTTTCTTCTCTGCCGTTTCCTTGCCGATGATCTTCGCCTTGACCGGACCCATTGCAGGGAAGGTCTCCATGATCGTCTCGGATTGGAACTTAACAGCCGACTCCATCAAGAGCGGGTGGAACACGCCACACGCACCCGGCCACGGCTCGGTACGGTCTTCGTACCGAATACCCAAAATCTTCAAACCTTTAACGTAGGTATCTAGCCAATCCTTTCTTGAACTTAAATCCTGTTCGTACTGCCCGATCAATTCAGAAGCAAGGCTCTGAAGTTCGTTCTCGCCCATGTACTCGGCAAGGTTGGCATCGAACTCATCGGCACGAGGCTCGGCTTTAGACATCTCAATGACGGCACCATCTTCGTCAGAGAGTCCTTCGACCTCAATCTCGATCTCAATCGGCTCCATCTCAGCGGCAAGGACCGCGATACCTTGGGGAGCCTCCATCACACTTTTATCGACGGCCATCTAAGTTCTCCTAATAATATGCTTCACGACGATGGCTCTTAAACCATCGGGTCGGTTCCGGTTCGTCGGATGGAAGCTGAATAAAGCCCCCCTGTCTGAATCGAAGTAGGGCTAGGGTGGTGGCGTCCACCAAGTCGTCATGGGTACCGGAGGGGAAGTCGTTGCATTCCTCCACTACCTCCCAAGCCCAGCGTCGGTCAGGCACCCAGACTATACCGGAAGAGAATAGATCAGTAACCGCATTAACTCTTGAAATCTTATCCTGTCCCTTACCGGGGGTGAACTCAGCAATCGGCACACCCATCCGCCGCATCTCCTGATACAGCGCCGCACCGTTGGACTTCTTCTCCACGATGAACGTGTCCGGGTTCCACTCCTTATATTGCTCAAGGACAAGGCTCTTTAGTTCCGGAAACTCCAGCCGCTCTTTGATCGCGTTCAGGAGGATGATGTTGTAGTTCTGGGTCTCCTCGTTCTTAAAGACCCCCCAAGTGAGCAGGGCGTTGTAGTCCGAGCGGTTCGTTTTCTCTTGGGCAGCGTCGAGCGTCATAATAATGTGCTCGCACATCGGAGGATTCTCTGCCTCCCAGACCTGCCACCACTCTCTCTTTATAAGAGCGCCTTCCTCGGATGTCGGCTGCTGCATGTACTGGGCTTGCCAATACCGAACGTCCATACTGGCCTTCTTCGCCAGCAACTCATCAATACCCCAGAACTCAGGCCATAGCGGTTTGTCGTTCAGGATGGCAGGGAACTCGACCACTTCCCACTGATCTGCCCCTTCTTCGCGGGTCATGTGATCCACGATCTTGCCGGTTAAGTCCTGCTTACTCCACCGCGTCATCACTACGATGATCGCGCCACCCGGCATTAGTCGTTGGACCGGTCCCGACTGGAACCATTCCCAAGCAGGCTCAAATACGTCAGCTCTTCCTTGCTTGGCTTCTTGTTCAGAATGAGGATCATCAATAATGAATAGATCAGCGCCCCGACCAGCCAAGGCACCACCAACGCCAATAGCAAAATACTCACCGTTAAAATTTGTACCCCAACGAGAAGCACTTTTACTGTCTGCT